AATCTCAACTCGAAGTACCTAATCTAGGTAAGATGACAAAGGTACAGATTGAAGAATGGACTCGCGAAAATCTTGGTGTTGATCTCGATCGTCGTATGACGAAAGCGAATATGATCAAGGATATTCAGAGTCGAGTAAAATGATGGCCCAGACGATAGACGATTCGGCTGGCTTAAAAGATATATTACAAGAAATAGAAAAGATTAGAGAGGGTGGCGTCGATTATATGGATGCCATCATTCACTATTGCGATAAGCATGAGGTGGAGATCGAATCTATTGCGAAATATATTAAGAAGAATGTGGTCCTCAAAGCCAAACTACAAGAAGAGGCTGAGGAATTAAATTATTTACAAAAAACTTCAAGGCTACCAATTTGATTTATATGGACGCGTATGATGCTTATAAGAAGTTTCTTGCCATCAAGCTCCATTTCAAAAACGAGAAGTACGATTACTTTAAATATCGTGGCAGTGTCAAGGTCACGAGAACGTCTTTTGAAACGCGCAATGACAAGTACCACTTTCATAAGCTAAGTAAGAAACCTGATTTAGAATTATTCTTAGCGTGTAACATTCGTGATGACAACGATGTCTGGGTCGGCAATCTATTTGATGACAAATGTCTACATAGATTCCGTGATACACAGAAAAAGCTTCAGTCACTCGAATACATGTTCAAGAATGACATGTCTCAGTTCGATTCGCTCGATGAGGCATTCGTGGTACAGAACGGTGACTATCCTAAGTTGTTGAATATGTTCAATCGTGGAGAGGTGATGACCGAAACAATGGTCATACTCAATGACACGTGTAGAATATTTGATTACTGGGATCAACATATTTCTGATACCATACTATGGCCGAAGATCAGACAACGTATTGAAAAATACTCTGGCTTCATGAACTATGACAGAGTCAAGTATAATAATATACTCAAGACTCTTTACACATAAGGACACACACATGTCAAACTCAACACCTTACGAATTAAGATTTAAAGTTCTCGAAATGGCTCGCGATTTATGCATGGACGAGTATCATCAACAATCAAATGCATTCTGGCAGCTTCATTTAAAAATGGAAGAAATTCTGGAAAAAGTTTCAATGAATGAGGTAACTGTTTCTAAACTTAAAGAACTCTCAGATGAATTGAAAGTAGCTATTCCTGAAGCACCTGATACAAATGCTATTAATAAAAGAGCAAAAGAACTTTATGAATTTGTATCCACAAAGTGATATAAATAATACTCTGCAGCGGTGTACTTTCGAGTGCACTTGCTGTAGAATATAAACTGTTACATTATGAACAACGTGAATAAACTGCTCATACACTGTTATACAAGGAAATACATATGAACGATTTCGCATCGCTAAAATCCTCTCGCAAGTCACAATTCGACAAACTCAGCGCAGCTGCTGAGAAAGTTAGTGGCAATCAATCTCAATCCAATGGACCAGACGAACGATTCTGGAAACCAACAGTCGATCAGGCTAAAAATGGTTCCGCAATCATTCGCTTCCTACCTGCACCAGCTGGTGAAGACGTACCCTTTGTTCGTTATTGGGATCACGGCTTTCAAGGTCCTGGCGGTTGGTACATTGAAAAGTCTTTGACTTCGATTGGTCTCGACGATCCTGTCGGCGAGTATAACTCCAAACTGTGGAACTCTGGCCTTGAGTCTGATAAAGAGATTGCACGTAAGCAGAAGCGCCGCCTTCACTACGTTGCCAATATCTTGGTTGTCTCTGACCCTGCGGCACCACAAAATGAGGGCAAAGTGTTCCTCTATGAGTTTGGTAAGAAGATCTTTGACAAAATCAATGATCTTATGCATCCTGCCTTTGAAGACGAAGACGCAATAAATCCTTTCGACTTCTGGGAAGGTGCTAACTTTCGATTACGTATTCGACAAGTTGAAGGATATCGCAACTATGATAAGTCTGCGTTCGACTCACCATCTGCAGTATCTGATGATGATGCCGAGCTCGAGGCATTATGGAAGCGTCAATATCCTCTTGCAGAATTGATCGATCCCAAAAACTTCAAGTCATATGAAGAACTTCAACAGAAGTTGAATCGTGTACTTGGAGGCCAACAGGTTAATGCAGTTGCTGAAGATGTACCTAGCGCAGCTCCTGTAGCCCCATCCGAGGCTCCTGCTTGGCAACCTCCTGTTGATGATGTTGTGCCTCAGGTAGAAGTTAGTACATCATTCGATGACGATGATGAATCACTTGACTTCTTCCGTAAGTTGGCTAATGAATAAGCTTGGGAAGCTGGC